CAAGCGTTTAGTATCGCAGGGCTTAGAAATGGAACTAACGATGAAAGAGGACAATTAATCTATCAATATATCCGTATAGTTGATGAGGTAAAATCGCCCGTGATCGTCTATGAAAATGTAAAAGGGATGCTTAGTATTTCAAACGGAAACACAATAAAGGAATTTGTACAGGCGTTGCGTGATATTGGATATCATTGTCACTATGAAGTAGTAAATACGAAAGACTATGGAGTACCACAAAATCGTGAGCGTATCTTTTTAATCGGCTTTTTAGATCACGATGCATATCTTCGGTTTAGTTTTGCACCGAAGCAAAAATTAGAGAAGCGATTAAAAGACGTTTTAGAAAGCGAAGTGGATGAGAAGTATTATTTAAGTAAGAAATTCATAGAAGGAAGCATAGCACATAAAGAACGTCATCAAGATAGAGGAAATGGGTTTGCTTTTGATCCTAAATCAGGCGATGATATTTGTGGGTGCATAGCGACTAAATATGGAAATAGACAAACTGACACATTTATAGACGTTATCGGCCTACTAGACTGCAAAGGTAGCGGTATACAAGAAATATCTCCAAAAATAGGAGCTATGAGAGGGCATAACCCTCAAAATCCTAAAAGTAGGTCCGTAGGTTTAGAAACTACTCAAATGTTAGAAATAAACGAAAATGGAACGTCAAATTGTTTGACAACGGTACAAAAAGATAATTTAGTTATTGAGCAGAAAATACAAGTACATTCTGCTACAAAATGTGGCTATGAGTTAGCAGAAAGCGGAGATAGTATTAATCTATCTGTACCAAATAGCACAACACGAAGAGGAAGGGTGGGGAAACAAGTAGCACAAACGCTTGATACACAATGCAATCAGGCGGTAGTCACAAATAGAATACGCAAGCTAACTCCTTTAGAATGTTGGAGGTTACAAGATTTTTCAGATGAAGCACATAATAAAGCAAAAGCGGTGGGGGTATCTGATAGTCAACTTTATAAGCAAGCGGGAAATTCAATGTCAGTAAACGTTTTAGAGATGATATTTAGACAAGTCACAAACGGAAAAAATAGCGACTCACTTTTTTAAAAACAAATAAATATAAAGGATACAAAAATGAAGAAGAATAACATCGATCCAAGCCACTACACAAATATGAAGATTATGCCAAGTGAATACATAACAGCGAACAATTTATGCTGGGAGGTTGCCAATGTAGTTAAATATGTATCACGATTTGAGAATAAAAATCACAAAGAAGATTTGTTAAAAGCTAAGAAGTATATTGATATGCTAATTAAAAGAAAGTATCCAGATTTTAACAACACGGGAGATCAAAGATGAAAAAGAAATACAAAAGACTGTTACAAATCCACACCTCAACCCTCACACAGCTTCGTGAAGCAAACCAAAAGATAGATACTCGTAATCTACATATCAAAGCGTTAAACGATACCATTGAGACGCTGGAACGATATATGAAGCAACAAGACAAAGCGATTGAGAGAAAAGATGTGCAGTTCCTAGGGTTACGGATGGCCTTTCAAGATGAGATTATAAATAAAAGCTAATTTTAATATAATATTTAGCTTATCGGGCGTATAATACACTTTGAAATAGATTGATAAAGAGATAAAGGTTCACTCCCGTCCTCTTTATCTCTTTATCAACTTATAGGACGGGAGCCCTTCAAATGTCAATACAATTACACACCCCACCACTGTTGCTCAAAGATTTAGGACTTAAATATCCTACTGAAAATTCAAACTATAAAAAACAATTTGGAATATACTTATGCCATTGCGGGAATGAATTTGAAACTAATACAGCAAGTGTAAAAAGTGGACATACAAAATCTTGTGGATGTACTAGATATGAAAATGCTAGAAAAGCAAGTACAAAACATAATCTTACTCATCATCCATTATATAATATTTGGAACGCAATGATAAACAGAACAACAAACTCAACGCATCAAAGCTTCTCTAATTATGGCGGAAGAGGTATAAAAGTTTGTGAGCGTTGGATAAATGTCGCTAACTTTATAGACGATATGTACCCATCATATATTGATGGGTTAACAATTGATAGGATAGATAACAATAAAGGCTATGATCCAAGCAATTGCAGATGGGCAACTAAGTCCATACAATCTCAAAACACAAGAGTTATTCGGACAAACAACACATCAGGCTATCGCGGTGTTACGTGGAATAAACTAGCTAAAAAATGGAAGGCTACTATTTCTGTATCTAACAAGAGCATATATCTAGGGTATTTTAACAGCTCAATAGAGGCAGCCAAAGAATATGATAAGTACGTAATCTCACATAGACTGGATCATATAATCAATGGAGTGGCTTAAGTGATACAACCAATACCACTTTTTTCTAGCAAAAAAGGTATAATGTTGCTATGAAAGCACGCGAAATGGTTATACTAGATAAGTTTTACCAGTTATGTGATGTGCTGGACGATGATATTTCTGACGTTGCTATAGTCATCTCGCATCTGATGTATATGGCCGGATTAAACTTACCCCTAACCGCTGTAAGACGTGATTGTTTATCCGTGTCAGTGGTAAATATTGAAAAGTACGAAGATTTTATAGATGACGCGCTCGATATGCCTGTCAAAGAGCTTCGTGAGATATGCGATAAGAAACTAGCTAATACAACGCAGCTAAGAGCTAAGATAAAAGAACTGCAAGAAGAGTTGGCAAAATATAAAAATAAAAGCGTAGAGCGTCATTATTGCGAGCCAAAATATACGCAGCCGAGCCTACTTGATTTAATGGAGATAGAATGATTTACAATTACAAATGCCCGCATTGCAATTATGAGGTAAACATTGAGAAGCCTATGGCTGAAAGTGGCCGTGAAGAACACTGCGAGATTTGCGAGGGTGTACTTGAACGTGTTTATGTATCGCCTGTTATTTTTACTGCGGATGGGATGAAGAAATGAAAGAGTCAACAATCTACAACCTTTTAAAATACTTCAATGATTTTAAAGCAGTTAAAAAGGGAAGAATTAAACAACGGATAGAGAATAGATTACTAGGCAAATTCTTCGGTCGGTTTTTTAAATAATGGCATATTCAGTTAGTCAGTGGGAAAGAGCCAAAGCATACTGGGAAGCTGGACAACACAGCCCGAGGGAAGTGAGCGAACTCGTAGGGATAGAACGATCTACAATTGTAAAGAGGGCGAAAAGTCACAGCTGGAAAAGCGGTGCAAATTCCGATTATATCGAAGCAAAAACAAAAATAGCGGTAAAAAAATCACAATTAAATTCACAAACTCTTCAAATACTTGACGATATTGCAGATGAAGTTATACGACATAAGCGACTTATCAATTCTAATGCTGAATTAATGGCAAACGCCATTCCTAAAATGTTAGAGGTTATGACACTTAAGGAAGAGGACTCAGAGACTGGAGAGGTTATAGAAACACTTGCTATTACCCCATCAGATTTAAAAACACTAGCAGAAGCAAACGACCGCCTAGCAATCACGCTCAAAGTTGCAGACCGTCACGCCAAAAGTGGAGAGATAAACGTAAACGCCACCGCAGCAGTTCAAAACAATAACATAACCGTAGAATTTGTGGACTAATGAAACTCCCGCGATATGCGCAAAAATTTTTAAGTGGAACATATCGTTACCGCTGCTTATACGGTGGTCGTGGCTCGGCTAAATCGCAAACTATCGCAACTCTTCTACTGCTTCGTGGTGCATCAAAAAAGTTAAGGGTGCTTTGTCTTCGTGAGATAATGGAAAGCATCGCCGACAGCTCCCACAAACTACTCAAAGATATCATAAGCGATAATCCATCGTTATCCGCTCACTATACTGTCACACAAAGTGCTATTAGAGGAGTGAACGGCACTGAGTTCATCTTCAAAGGTTTACGCTATAACATCACAGAAATAAAAGGAACGCAGGGCATAGATATCGCGTGGGTAGAGGAAGCGGCAAATGTGTCCGAGAACTCTTGGCAAATGCTTATCCCTACGATCAGGGAAGAGGATAGCGAAATATGGGTAAGCTTTAACCCTGAAACAGAAGATAGCGCAACATATCAGCGTTTTATTTCCAAACCGCCTTTATCTGCTCTTGTTATGCGCGTCAATTACGATCAAAATCCGTTTTTCCCTAAAGTGCTTTTGGAAGAGATGGAACACGATAGACTAAACAACTATTCTAAGTATTTGCACATCTGGGAGGGCGAATTAAAAGTCAATACAGATGCGCAAGTATTTAAGAATTATGAGGTCAAAGAGTTTGAAGCACCTTTTGGAGCAGAATTTATCTATGGGGCAGACTGGGGTTTTGCAAACGATCCGACAACGCTCAATCGCTTATTCGTAATAGACAAAACCATCTTTATCGACTATGAAGCACACGGCGTACATACAGAGATAGACGATCTTCCAGAACTATTTAAACAAGTACCATTAAGCGAACGGCATATTATTAGAGCCGACAGTGCACGCCCTGAGCTCATAAGCTATATGAATAGGCAAGGGTTCAGGATTGTGCCAGCAAGCAAAGGGGCGGGCAGTATTGAAGACGGCGTGGACAATCTACTGAACTATAAAATAGTTATACACCCACGATGCCATCACACGGCAAAAGAATTTTCAAAGTACAGTTACAAAGTGCACCGACTCACGGGCGATATTTTGCCTGACCTAGTGGATGACTGGAATCACCACATAGATGGGATACGTTACGGGTGCGAGCCACTTATGAAAAATAATCTTAATGTATGGAACAAAATCATCTAGCACAATAAAGAGAGGTTAAAATATCGCTATGAGAAAAACTAAACGAAGAATTAAACCAGCACCAGCAGCGGTCAATGACGGATTTGCTAATCTCGCTATGGGTCTAGGTATGTCGCCGAACGCCAACAACCAGATATCACAAGGCTATTTTGAGTTTAACGATCTATCAAAAAATCGCATTCAACTAGAAGCGGGATATCGAACGAATTGGTTATGCTCATCTTTAGTTGACTGTGTGGCTAACGATATGACGCGCGCTGGTCTAGAGTTTACGGGCGAGATTGATCCAGCAGAATTGACAGACCTTAAAACGGCGTGGCAACGTTCTGGTATTATGGAAGATATAACCGACGGTATCCGTTGGGGTCGTTTGTATGGCGGCTCGATAATTCTAATTATGTTAAAAAATGCAAAATACAACACACCGCTTAATCTCGCAGCGGTCAAAGAGGGCGACTTTCTTGGGCTTAGTGTCTACGATAGATGGGATTTAACCCCTGACACTACACAGCTCATACAAGAGGGGCGTGATATCGGAAAGCCGATGTATTACACTATCAATTCTTTAAATGGTTTAAGAGTGCACCACAGCTACGTTATGCGATTTGAGGGCGATAAGCTTCCAAAATGGCAGTCAATCAATGAGCTACTTTGGGGTGCTTCGGTATTAGAAAATGTACTCGATCGTATTATCGCGTTTGAAACAGTAACAATGGGTGCGGCGAACTTAACATCACGGGCGCATTTAAGAACTATTAAAGTCGATAGCCTTCGTCAAGTCTTAGCGATGGGTGGCAACGCCGAGGCAAACCTCATTAAGCAGTTTGCGTACATTAAACAGATGCAAGACAATGAGGGCATCACGCTTTTGGATAAATCCGATGACTTCCAGACAGCCGCTTATAATTTTAGCGGGCTAGATACGATTATTCTGCAATTCGTCCAACAAATCAGCGGCGCAAAACGGATACCGCTTACTATTCTGTTTGGTGAAAGTCCTTCGGGGTTAAGCAACACAGGCGATAGCGATATCCGCATCTATTACGACGGTATAGCATCAAAACAAGCGCCGCTTGACGAACACGTTATTAAGTTAGCTCGCATTGTTTATCAGTCAAACTTTGGAACACCAGCACCTGACGATCTTGGGATTAAGTGGAACAGCCTATGGCAACAAACGCCATCGGAAAAATCTATCGTTACTAAAAATACGGTCGATGCAATAACGGAATGTGTCGTTAACGGAATATTCAGTAAAGAGCTTGCACTTAAAGAGATTAAACAACTCTCTACTATCACGGGCTTTGGAACAAACATCACGGACGAAGATATAGAAGAGAGCAACCCACCAGAATATACCGCACCAGATGGTACAGCACCAACACCAACGAGAGCCGATTTACTTAATCAAGCGAAAGACTTGCTAAATGGTTAGAAAGCCGATTGTTCCGCAACGTATAGAAAATGACTACAGCCGAAAGCTTCGTAAAGTTGCAAAAATTGTAGGCACTCTCATCACACATCATACGATTATAAACAAAGGTGCAACGGGAGAGATCGAGAAAGTTATCTTAGCCGAGGGGCTAGAAGTGGCTTTACGTCATTATGCAAACTCTATCGGCCCGTGGGCGAACAGTATCGCCGCTATGATGTTGGGCGATGTGAATAAGATCAACGAAAAGAACTTTTTAGCGATTGCTTCGCAGTTTTCTGATAAGTTGAAAGACACACATACTAATTCCGTTATCGGTAACATAGCTAGAAAGTTACAAGAAGATCAAGTGATACTTATCAAGTCGTTACCCCTAGAAGCAGGACAGCGAGCGCAAAAGTTAGCACAAGAAGCGGCAACGGGTGGAAGACGTGCCAGTGAAGTAGCGGAAGAGTTAGCGAGAAGTGAGGGCGTGACGATATCAAGAGCGAACACGATCGCACGGACTGAAATACATAAAGCTTATGCAACGCTCACACAAGCACGGGCGCAAATAGTCGGGGCGAATCAGTATCAGTGGGCTACAGCTGGGGACGAGATAGTAAGAGATAGCCACGCAGAAATGGAAGGCGTTGTTTGTGACTTCGATAACCCGCCAACATTAAGTGATGGCACGACAGGCAACGCAGGAGAATTTATTAATTGCAGGTGCTTTAGTATTCCACTGATACGTGGAATGTGATATAATATCTATGTAGAAAGTTTTTGTTAGGCGGGTATCTACTTCCTTCCGAGCAACTACCCGTCTTACAAAAATTTAAGTCTCGGAAGGACTACAAAGTGAAACACGGAATGTATAAAACCCGTATTTATAGAATATGGGATAAAGTTAATCAAAGATGCAGAAATAAAAATCAGACAAGCTATAAAGATTATGGCGGACGTGGGATTACTATATGTGATGAATGGCGCAACGATTTTATGTCATTTTATAATTGGGCTATTGTAAACGGATACGAAGATTCGTTATCTATAGATAGAATCAATAATGATGGAAACTATGAGCCATCTAATTGTAGATTTTCCACGCAAACTGTGCAATCAAGAAATACAAGAAGATTATATTCAGATAATACAAGTGGATACAGAGGAGTTCATAAAAATGGAAAGAGATGGAGAGCTTCTGTTGCAATTAATAGAAAGAGTATACATTTAGGGTATTTTGACAATCCAATTGATGCCGCTAAGGCAAGGGATAGTTATATTATTGATAATAAACTAGAACATACCCTAAACTTTTAATAAATAATACTACTACATCCTCTTATGTTACAATTTCTTAATTTAAGGAGTTGTGATGCCATTAAAAAAGGGCGAAAGCCAAAGCACAATAAGCGAGAACATCAAAGAGCTTGTTAATGCAGGCCATAGCCAAAGCCAAGCTGTAGCGATAGCAGAAAAAACAGCAAACGACGACGACAATACATCACGATACTTCGGCGAACAGATCAGCGAAAATATGATTAAAACGCCCGAGGGATATTTAATCTGTATTGACGTGCCGATAGCTTCATCTACGCCGATGAAATACAATAACTCGACTGTCGGGCTAGAAACAGACAGTCCAACGGTTATGATGACTAATCCGTGGGAGGAACTAAGCACTCCGAGCACGATAGCAAGTTTTGAAGCCAAGCCCGTAACGCTTTTACACCCAGACGGAGAACTACTCGACACGGACACGGCAACCGATGAGATAGTGGGAATGTGTGTAAATGTTAGAGCCGATGAAGTAAATCAAACGTTAATATCAGATTTAGTTATTATTTCAAGTGAAGCAATAACGGCGGTGTTAAATGGGATTAAAGAGGTATCTTGCGGATACACTGCGATCTCGGTATCAGATAACGGCGACGGTACAGGCGATCGCATTGGAATAATTGGCAATCACGTTGCAATCGTGCCGAACGGAAGATGCGGGGCTATGTGCTCAATTTCAGACTCAAAGGGGAATAACAAAGTGGATAAAAAAACAATACTCGACACGATTAAGTCGTGGATTAAAGACGCAGAAGAGCCAGTGGCAAAAGAAGAAGATGTCTTCGATGCTAAAGGTGCGTTTGATGCTTTAAGTAAACAAGTCGCAGATATGGCGGCGGCATTTAGTAGCAGAGACGCAGAGCCAGAGCCAGCGGGAGTACCAGCAGATGATAAAATTTCACAAGTTTTAGAACTGTTGCAAAAGCTTTTAGCAATGGAAACTGCTGAGACTGCAAACGATGACGATGACGAAGTAGAAGACAGCGTAAACGATGCGGATGATATAGAAATTGTTATCCCTGCTGTTCTCGATGGTGCTGATGATTCAGTAGTAATGACTCCTGCAATGCTTAACGCAAACGCAGCGCAATTTTATAAAAAGGGGTAAAAAATGGCTGGAGAAATGGCTTTTTTATACGGTATGCCTGCGGGTGTAGCGGGTTCGGTATCACGTCCTTTAGATTCAGAAACTGAGTCTATTCTTTTAGGTGCAACGCCTCCGACTGCTTATGGTAGCGTTCTTGTAATGGAGAGCGGATCAACGGGTAAATATGTTGCAATCGTTGGCACAAACGTAGCAGCAGATATCAAAGGGTTTTTAGTTCGTTCAGTTCCGAGCATTTCTGGTGGTATTGATAACACGTTTGCATCTAACACTATCAACACTGCTTATCTACAAAGTCGCCTAACTAGAGGCTATCTGAAAGTTACTTGTACACAGGGAACACCTGTAAAGGGCGGGCTTGCATATGTTCGTATCGTAGTTGGGTCAGGTAAAGCTATTGGAGATATTGAAGCGGTAGCAGATGGCGCAAATAGTTTAGTTATTCCGAATGCGGAATGGGCTTTAAATGGCAAAGACGGCAACAATATCGCTGAACTTCGTTACACAATCTAAGGGGGAATGAAATAATGGGAAAAATAATCCAAGGAAAAGCGGTAAATGACTCCGCTTTAAGTTACTTTGTAAATCAGCTTACACAGCTTGATAAAACTCTACATATGCCGCTTATGTCGACAACGTATCTTCGTGATATTAAGTTGCGTGAAGATATTAGTCTTGCTAATCAATCGACTAGCTACACGCTATCTACTTTCGCAGCAGCGGGCGGATTAACGACTGGTAGTTCAGCGGGTGGAAATGGTATTCCGTTTAT